TGCGTGACCATTAATGTCTAATGTGATTTCGTAACCCTGATTTCCACTGTTAAATGTTTTTTCTACTACATCAGCGATACGCGCTCTGTAGTCCCCTACTGGGATAATTGGAAAATTCTTTTCCTGATACTGCGATGGATCGTAAGTCCAATTTGCCATTTTAATGTACCTCCTTTATTTTTAATGTGTATACTTGTACACATACGCATACACATACTTATACTTTCTTTTCTCTTATATAAGCTGCTGATTCGTCAGCTACATGAAGTAACCATGCTAACGGATAATTCTCGTAAGCGTTACCTAAGCTATAATCACTCGGATTTCTGTCCCAAGGTCCCATGTGACAGTTAATCGCTACAGCTTCTTCGTCGGTTAGCCTAATGTATTTCTGAGCTAAATAAACGCTCTTGCTACCGTGGCCACCAAAACAGAAATCTTCGTTAAATACATATACGGGCTGTTTAACCCATACATTATTTACTTTCTGATTTCTAAACTCTGTTTTGTAGCATCCTATCTTACATAAATCGTGAAGTAACGATACAATAGCTACTGTTTCACCCGAAACTTTCACTTCGGGATATGCTTTTAGCAATCGCACAAGTTCTTCCCATACATGAACGCTATGCTCACATAAGCCACCGGCGTGATCTCCGTGGAATCGTGTACTTGCCGGAGCATCGAAAAAATCCGTGGATTCTAGCCACTCTAATAATTCGTCTGCTCCTGAACGACCGATGTACTCATTGAAAAGTTTGATGAATTTTTCTCTACTCAATCTCCACCACCCCGTTATTACACTCGAGTATGGTAAATGCTTCATTAACAGAAATTCCGTTTTTAACCATATTTTTGATAATATTCAATCTTTCTTCTTTTTTGAGTAATTCATCATATCTCCACATATCTATTTCAACACTTCTATTTACCATTCTTCACCTCCGGCTTTTCATATAAATTCTCAGGCATGATTGATTTACGACCATGTAACTGATCCTTACAACCGTAACGAGTTTCGCTATCCTCTGTAATCAAATACCAACGCATAACACCCGATTTATCCTGAGCTTTAGCCATCTGCCCTACGATATTACATAAGCCAAGCACTTGAGGTAAAATCTTCTTAGGGAGATTCGGAAACTGTCTGAGTGCCATAGTACCGTCTTGACGAATGATTTCTTCGCCATCATCCCATGCCGTGAATGTGACATGACATTTTGCGTTTGCTGCTAAACGAGTAAGTCGTTTAATGGCCATGTATACAACCTGGTATACCTGACGAATATCTTTGATTTTTCCTTGTTCGTCGATTTCCAATAAGGCCATTTCCTTAATGTCTGTCAGATTATCCACTACAATCAAAGAGTATTTTCCTGACGCTAAAGCATTTTCAAATTGCTTCGAGAAATAGTTTTCACCATCCCCCTGGTCAAGCCAATGCTCAACGCGTTCCACCGTCACATTTTTTCGTTCAAACATATTCAGTACCACCGAACTATTGTCCGAACATAGAAGTAAGATTTTTTCCTTTTTCGGAGCTGTCGCAGCTACGGTTTTACCCGACCCTGGACTCCCCCAAATCATTGATACAGCCATTGTTTTTCTCCTTTCTTATGCCTATTTGGCATATTATAAGCCACCAAAAAGAGCCTTTTTTTCAGTTGTAGATAATCCTACAAGCTCGAAATCTATCGGCTCTACGATTTTTTTGGTTGCTCTACAGTATTCACATACCCCACATCTTTCAGGTTCTAATTTACCTGATTTTACATCCATGATGTGTGGTAAAAACCGTTCTAATTCTTCTAACAATTCTTCTCGTCGCCACTTCGGTACATGGATTACTTCTCTATCCATCGGAGTTTGTTTCGTTGCTACGGCTAGATATGTTTCTACTTCTTTACCATAAACGGCAGCATATACAGCCATTTGTAAATCATATCCCCAGTGTTCCACAAAACTCTTTCCCATGATTCGTTCCATAGACCGCATAACTTTAAGGTCTACGATTTTATCAGGCAACAAGCTATCAATCTTGATTTTCCAAGGAACCCCGTACAGCTTTCTTGTGAAAATTTTCTGTTTTTCTCCCGACATATATTCCATAAAAATATTATCTTCTGTCAATTTTCTGATAATTTCCTCAGCTTGTATGTAATCGGCTTTCAATGTACCGTCTTTTTTAAAAATTTCAGGGTTTTGGTGTGTAAATTCATCAATCGTACCCTCAAACCAAGAATCCACATAACTACCCACCAAGAGCGCTGTTGATTTAGGTTGTTTCCATTCACCATTAAGCTCTGCCATAGCTGTCGCTTCACATTTACGGAATTGTTTATACTGTGAAACACTCATGTATTTCCAGTTAGCTTCGTTAGAATAATAATTTTCGTTAGTAAGGATCATACTCTGCTACCCTCTTCATAGATTCTACACATTCTTCACAAAATTGTTCCCCCATTATGTCCCAGTAATCATCACCGTCTAAAATTAAATCACCGCAGCCGGAACATACAAAAACGCTAGGTGGTTCGGGTGCATTGGGACAGCGTGGGTCACATGGCATCTTATAGCAAACATCGCACATTATGATACAACCCTCCATAATTTTCTTGACTTTCCAAAATTTACGAGTTATTATCTAACTGTAAAAACAGTAATTTTATATCAGAGAATTTTAGTAACTTACAAATAGTTATTGCTTCTGATAACAACCAAGGGGACTCACCTTGTAATTTACGACGAACGGAATCTTCTGTTGTATTAAGTACCGTTGCAAGATAAGATACTGTTATACCGATTCTATCTAGCTCCTGGCAGAGAATAGGATAGATTAAATCCATTTTTATGCCCCCAATTATGCCTATTTGTCATAATACTATATCGTAATTTATTTATTTTTGCAATATAATAATTTTAGACTTGTCTTACTTTTTGGACAGATGGCGAATATAATGGTATAAAGTTTAAAAGATAAAGAAAGAGGCTCCGATACAATGAAAACTATTGACATAAAAGATTGTCACGAGGCTTTTGGTAAATATATTAAAAATGCTCGTGAACGAAAAGGATTAAGTCAGAGTGAGGTTGCAAAAGAATTGGGGGTTTCCCAACCATATTACTCTCGAATTGAGGGTGGAAAAAGGGATGTAGATTTAGCTTTTGCTTTCAAAATTTGCGATGTAATAGGTGTAGACATAAGAGATTTTGCGAATAGATATTTGTAATTTAAAAGACCGCCTGGTATTCAGGCGGTCACTTTTTTACAGTTTTCTCATGTTACTGATTTCTCTGTAAATGGAAATCACTTTTGGGTTTTTAGATTCCCATTCAGGATTACGGAGCAATGGTATGTCATATCTGTTCTCCATTAAGGTCATAAGTGTTGCAAGGGCAACATCTTTATCATAATCACTTAAATGATCGTTTGTATAAATACTTTTAGCTTTCTCCAAAATATCAAGCAAATAATTCATTACTACCTCCTATGTGTATAAGTATGTGTATGCTTATACATTCTTTTTAATAAAATCCTCTACAAGATTCTGAATAATATCGTTACGGCTTGTATCGTGTTTTTTAGCGTAAGCATCTAACGCATCCACAGTTGACTCTTTCATTAAAAGCTGAACACGGCGAGTCTTACGCTCTTTCACCACTGGTGTATGTGTATCAGTATGTGTATGTGTAGATGTAGGTTTTAAATCCTCAAATATTCCAGGAAACTTTGCTTCTCGTTGTACATTCTTCGCCATTATAAAATTCCTCTCTTTTCTAATTCATTAATAAATTCCATGTAATCAATAGCTGCTGTTGACTCAGGAGAATACTTCTCTAACGGAACACGATCAGCCTGAGCTTTTTCCACTTCAATCGTATTTCTAATTTTAGTGTCAAATACTATTGTACCAAGTTTTTCAGTGAGAACGGGTAATCCGGCTACAACATCCTTTGCTAACAATGTATGGCCAATATAACGCACTAACAGTAAACCATAGATTTTTAAATCAGGGTTCGGCTGTGCTTTTACTTCATTCACGGTGTCTATAAAACGACTCATTCCCTGAAGTGAATAACGACCACAAGTTACTGGTACGATAACACCGTCAGCAGCAATTAAAGCATTCTGTAGTAATAATCCTAAGTTTGGTGGCGTATCAATAATAACATAGTCATATTTTCCATCTAAGGGTGCTAAACGATTCTTTAAACGGAAATATCCGGCTACACCTTTTAAATGTTTTTCAGCATCTTCTAAAATGGGATCACCAGCTAAAATATCTCCGATTTCAGTATGTTGAATACATTCTTCAACTGGTTCATTAGAGAAAAGTAAATCCGATAATGTCGGATAACCGTCAGTGTTTTTAGCTCTCCATGTGTCTGTACTGTTACCTTGTGGATCACTGTCTACTAACAGAACTTTTTTACCTCTTAACTGTAAGCCATAGGCTACATTTGTTGCAGTTGTAGTTTTACCTACACCACCTTTTTGGTTGCTGATTGCAATAATCTTCATAATCTTTTTCCTTCTTTCTTCTTAGTGTGTATGTTTATACTCATGTGTATGTGTATACACACATTAAACCACCATTCTATATCATTGTCAATACTTATTTTTTTTTATTCTCTAATGTTATTACCGAAGGTAATTTACTTGCTGCCCTCTAAAATTTTTAAGACTAAACAGTTGACAATCGGAGCCAGGAACCCCACCATCACGGGATCAGTTCAGCTGGAAGAGGGCAGAGTAATCCCGTTGTAAGGGATTTACCACACCTATCACGGTATTCAGACGAGCCGTTGTCGGTTTGCCTCTCTCGTAATTCAATCACCATTTACATACCCACCTTTAAGGGTTGTAGCGTCTGTAAATCCATCCAACAGACTAGGTGAAGGTTCCACACTGGATCAGGGGATTACTAAACCCTGGTCGTATAAAAACGACTTCCTCCGCATAGCATATTATTTAACCTGGGTGCTGTCAGCCCAGTTGACGACAGTTAGTTGATGTAGAAAGAGGTTTACGCTAACCGCCGAAGTGTATTCAACCCCACTTCGCTTCGGTTCACTCAGTCCAACATTTTTTATATAGAGGTTGTTTTAGTGGGGATACCTTCCTCTAATGTATTAAATTGTAAATCTAATTGTAAAAACTGTACTTGACGAAAATTGTTTTCGAATGTACAATAATCCTTGAAAAAGGGTGCATTAAAGAGAGCTGTACGCTCTTAATTTTTTAAACGCACCGCTTGAAAAATGGCAAAATTTAAGTAGACCTAATTCAAATCAATTTTTGAAAAAGGCTTTTAATTTTACCGTATTCAGTTTTTGTAAATACGACCTACCAAATCGCATTTACGGGTGTAGGAACATCGACTACCAATCATAATTCCTACAATTATTAAAATCATAAGTAAGAAAACAATAAAAGCCGACCTGAAAACCATTCAGATCGGCTCTATTTCTTAGATTATCTCTTGACTTTATCCTTATATAATTGCTATAATTAAAGGACAAATAAGCGATATGCGCAAAGGCGCTGCGAAACCGTCCGATGGTTTCTAAGTTCCGCAATTCGTGTTACCAGCACTTTTGCGGATGTAGCTTATTTCAAAGGCGCTAGTTAAATCTAGCGTCTTTTTATTTTGTTATCTTTTAGATATAATATCATAACATTATATCCACTGACAAGTAAGAGTTTTCCACATTTTTCATGCGTTTTTATACCTATTTGTCATAATATAAATCCACTATAGCCCTTTTCTCTTAATTCTGCAAGTAATTTTTCAGCATTTTCTCTATTTCGGAATGCAGCAACTTGTACACGATACAGTTTATCCATAGCATCTACAGCTTTATAAGCAATCCCTAAATATTCGAGAATCGCTTTAGCATAAGCTACTCCAAACGCTTTCTGTTCTTCTACAGTATCACCAATATCGTTATCCTTATCGTTGTCTAAGAAAAAAGATTCGAATAAAACTGCTGTCATATTAGTTTTTCTTACGAAATACAGATGATCGCCAGTTTTAACACCACGGCTATTCTGACCAAGCTCTTTTACATATTTTTCACCCAACTGAGCGAGTTTCTTACCTTGAGTGCTTGTTGAATAGTAGAACACTTCAAAACCGTCACCACCTCCGGCGTTAGCATGGAATGATACAGCTATATCGGCACCCGAAGCGTTTGCTTCTCTTACTTCCTCGTAAACATCATCGTTTTCGTCTACTACACGAGAAGCAATTACTTCTACACCGTGACGCTCTAATTCAGCTTTACAAGCGAGTAAAGTTTGCAAATTAATATCTTTTTCTTTCATTCCGAAAGCAACAGCTCCCGGATTACTTCCACCGTGACCAGCACTTAAAAATACTTTCATGCTATCATTCCCCATTTCGTCATACTTGGTTAGATTATATTTTTCGATATAATTGTTTATAAGGGACTCTGCGTATGTTTTGGATGTAGCATACGGATATTGAGCATTTTGAAGATATTGAACGGCCAAAATATAATTATCACAACCTATAACATTCTTCCAGTTTGGCTCAGTTTGATTTCCGATCTTCCGGGTAGCAATATATGTATTATGGTCAATAATTGATTCTTCCCATGAACCGTAAGCTCTCCACTCGGTATAGTCAACAGTGTAATAACTTCCGTCAGGACGCTGCTCTACAGCCTCTTTCACATATACTTTCCCGGTCCACCCATTTTTCTTAATTCCGAATAATGCGTTTGCTTGTAACGCTAACTCAGATGTACCTCTACCTGATTCTTTCATCGCTTGTGCTATTACAATACTGGGGAGCATAATTCTACGCTCCCTCCAGTCTTTCACGGCAGTAATGGCTACTCTTTCAATAAAATCCATAATTAATCCACCTTTGGCTCTTCATATTCAAGCGCTTGTTTGCTATCACTGATACCCTTAGTGGTTGGATCGTTTACATAGCCGATGATCGCTATAATCATACATCCTATTGCAAACGGATTACCTAGCAGTGACATGATTTTTTCCCACAAAATAGCCCAACTTGTCAGGCATTCAGGACTTACCCCAACCGCAGCTAAAATTGTCGCGATAAGGCCAATCCAAAAATAGGGATTTTTAATGCGTACTTTCCAGTTAATCATATACGGTTACACCTCCTATAAGAAACTAGCTACTGCTAAAACGACAGCACCACCGATAGCCGCTGCGATTGCCCCTATAATTCCGTCTTTCAACTTATTCCAATTATGACTCGGAGCTTCTTCGAGCTTCTCAATATGGTCCCCCTGGCGTTTTAGCTCTTTCGCCATGTTTTCAACATTTAAAGCCATCTTTTCAATGGATAAGGTCAATGCTTGAATCTGTTTAACGGTTTTTTCCATTTCGGAAATACGGTGATTTTGACGATTGTGTTCGTCCTCCATCCTCTTAGCAAATTCATCATGTTCGACTCTTGTTATATAATCCATTGGATACTTCTCCTATGTACTATTTTTTCACAATGCAATTAGCGTACCCGTCTGCTGTAAGAATAGAATCTACAGATTCTTTCCACTTAGCATAGATAAGTGTGGTAATGAAGTATGCACGATACTTGTCCTGACCTTTTTCTAAGCTAATATCTGCTTGAGTTTCAATCATTTTCGCAATAAATTTATCCATACCTATACCTCCACACTACTAAACCATTAAACTAGGGATTACATCTGTTAAGATACTATCCAAAGTGCTTGCTAAAACAGCGTTCTGTTCTTCTAATACAGTAGTTTTTTCATTAGCTTCATTCGCAGTGCTTGCAGCCTGAGTAGCTTTACCTTCTGCATCTGCAACGCGTTTTTCTGTAACATCTACTGGTTGAAATAATTCTACTGTTTTAACTCCGTCTGCACTGTAATCGATTCCGGCAAAAGATGTAAAACCAGTTTTATAACCGCATTCCACATCTGCCTCAGTCATAAGTACAATTAAGCTAGTATTTTCTTTATCAGAAAATAAATTAGCTAATTCTTCTACTGTAAAATCAGTTGTAGAGATTCTTAAAGCACCGTTGATAACTACAACATCGGATGCGTTTACAATAGTTCCGTTTACTAATTTAATTTTTGTCATTTTTCTTTACCTTTCCTCGGATTAAAATTCCGGCAATATAGGTTAATGGGTTCAATGTTTATCCGTTCAAAAATTTCACTAACCGACAGTTTAGCTACAAGTTTACCTTATACTAAAGATGTTAATCTCGGTACTGTATCAGCATGGACAGGATATTATGTAGTTTTTAGTTATTCTGATATTGGAATAGATATATCAAAAGTAAAAGTATTAGGTGCGACTTTTATTAATTATAGTTACACCAGCGGTACACTTACTCTATGTGCATCAGATTCACATTTCTCTATTTGTTGTTCAAATGCATCAACAACAGCAAATAGTGTTCAAATTAGATTTATTTTGCAAGATATTGCCTAACCTAAATAATTAGTTTAATTCTTTTCGCAAAAAATAATGAATACAAAATCATAACTAGTCCATTCAGTTTTAGGACTATAAATAGAAACTTCACTAGTTTGTGAATATACTCTATTGACATAAGTACCTAACTCTTTAGAAGGGTTATAATAAGGCAAAGCATAATCATTTATTTTTACCATAACATTTACCATTTTATATCCACTTGGAATATAACTAGCAAGATTAAAAGTTTTCGTTGCACCTTTAGAGATACTATCATTTATTGTTGTTGTAACTATTTTAGGAAACGCTTCTAAACTGTCGTTTAATATCTTCCCTTGTCTTGCACTCAGAGGTAAATCGGCACGGTCACTTTCCAAGTTATCTACTGGTGTAACACTTACTGCCGTTTTAAATTTTTCTTCAAGGTAAGCGTTTGTACCGGCATTCTGTAAATAAGCACTTCCACTGTTAGGGTCCAAAACCACATCGACATAAGCATCTTTAAAAAACAAGTTTCCTAAACCAGTCAAATCATTACCGTGTGAATCTTTCATGGTAAATAATATACTCTTTTGTGTATTATTTTCTATGTAACGCACATCTAACTTTTCAACAACATCACAGTTACATGGCGCTTTAAAAGTAATTTTATGACCATCCATCAATGGTCCTTCTACTGTAATTTTAATATTTGCCATATTTCCTCCTATAAGTCGAGCGTAGCATCTGATAAGTCAGACGAGTTTTGTCCCGTCAAAACAAGACCTCCTGAATCAGCATTGTTTGACCACATTTTCTCTAATGTATCTGTTTTGTAGCTCACAATAGCCCCCTGGCTTGCAGACATACCGAACACATTCTCAATACCAGTAATGGCGTTTAACGATATGAACGAACACCATGTGGCAGACACAGCCATACCACAGTTATTACAAGTAAGTGTGATATTGTTTGCTGTTACCAAATGACTACTGTTTTCTACAACCATCCCCGTAATGCCGGAATCGATTCCGTCCAGGATCATATTGCTACCGATAGTCACATTACTTCCATCTTTAGCTACGAATAAAGGTCTACTCGAACTTGTATCTCTGTCTATCTGATAAATATTAGTTTCAACATAAGAGCTGTTAATAATATCAATACCACCAGTAATAGAAAATACCGAACCATATCTACCGATAATCAATCGACCTGATCTAAAACCATTAACGGTAACTCTTTCAGCGTATACCCCGAAATCAACAACGATTTCAGCAGTATGGCCGTCCAAATTTTTAGGTAACGCATCAACGGCCGCCTGAATAGTACGGAAAGGTGCATCTTCTCCACCATCCCCCTCTACATCATTACCATTAGACGCTACATATACTGTCACATCTTCAACCAAACAATCTGACTTACCATCAAACAATTCCTTGTTTATCGGTGTACCCTCTACGATAGGTAAGTCGGCTCTTACTAAATCGTAAGTATTTGCTTCTCCACCTACTGGTGTTAAAAGCACTCGCCCCGGATATGTTGGGACCCTATCTACTACTTGAGTTTTAAAAGCCATAAGTTATACCTCCCCCGAAACAATCTCTCCGGCATAATATCTAGCTCGTACTAAACCGTCGGCTATGTTATAAATATCTCTTAATATCTTTTCAATATCATTTGCTAGTTTATAATTCAACTGAGCATCAATGCTTGGTACATTTGGTGTATCCTTGAATACAACAAGAAATCCTCTAAGAGCTGATATATTATGTAAATATCTCTCCATATCTGTTTTTGTTACAGTGTCTTGATATGTCCAGTCAGTTTTCGTATCCAACTGTATTTCATATCCCGACTCTTTAAATCGTAAGGAAATGGCCTCTACGGCTTTCTCAACTCGGTTTAAATCGTTATGTGTATACATACCTCTTGTTGCCGCCGGAATTGTTTCAATTTCACCCAACCATTCCTTACGCTCTTCTTCAACCATACGATGCCATCCTTTATCACGAAGATATTTCCATCTTTTCACATCGTCCAAAGTTCTATTCGTGATAAAAATAGGTTTTTCTTGACCCATATTACACCTCCCCTGAAATAAGTTCTCCGGCGTAATATTTTGCTGGTTCTAAATCAATAGAAATTACACGCCCAGTATATTCTGCCTTAAAACATCCACCAGTCGTACTATATGTTACATTTGTAATACCGATGGCGTTCGAAGCATATTTACTAGCCACTAATACCACATCTAAAGCATCCATTCGAAGATCAGCCCTGAAATCCCCGGAAATAACTTTTCTGTTACCCAATAGATTTTTTGCTACTTCGCCGACTCTTAAAGCATCTGCTTCTGTTACGATAAATGGATTACTTATTGTCTGTGTTTCACCTTTATTCCCGACATCGATTATGACACGACCATCTTCTGTACCATATCCTATGGATACCGCTTTCATAGGTTTATTTACGATATACTCAGGATGCGAATAACTTATTCTAGGTTCAATTCTATAATTTGTATAAGTTCTATCCCAAGGTTCGATTCGCACTACACCTTTTCTATCCTGATACAACACACAACAACCAGCGTGAGCTACCATCTGTAATATTTCAGATATAAGGTAGTGATCGTCCTCCACTGCAAGGTCTACCGTTATATTTTTAAGACTTTCATCCACAAAATATCTCACGGAACCATCACTCAATGGGGATAAGTCAGCTTCTTCTAATGCCGCTACAGCAATATCATAAAGTGAACCGCTAAGACTGCCAGTATAATTATCCAACATGAGATCAAAAGCATCTACAGCAGTAAATACAACCTCTAAACCGTTAGATGGTGTATTCCATTCATTAAGCCAAAAAACACCACCGTCAATCCATTCCGTTGTACCATCAATATCCATACCGTACCGAACTACAACCTCTTGCTGTTCCATCAAATACTTTTCGAAACTTATCGGATTGTCAGGATTCCAACGACCATCATCGTTTCTAAGTTGGAATTTTATTGAACTCTGAGGTAATGTTGCCGAAAGCAAATCTACGGATTGTGTATGCTCATACCCTAACAAATCATCCTTCGTGTATACTCTCTCAATCCCCAACTGTATTCCCATACAGCGAACTCTTTGAAACGGGTGACTCCATTTCAGGACTTCAATCGTAATTTGCGAATAATTCACAATGTCCAACGATACCGTAGATTTAATATGGGTATTACCTTTAATTGTCGTT